TCAACTCTGCGACTTGTAAAATATGCAATTGTTTGATTGCTCGTTTCAAATGTTGCATTGGTTTCGTTAAATAAATCTCCTTTCGGAAATGTAAATGTAGATCTAAAATCTGGATACTTGATAAATTGTCTAATACCTTGCCGTGTTAAACGATCTTTAGCCAATGTTAAATAGCTATTTGTTGAATCAAACATTCCAGCTGCGGTTTGACCAACTTGACCAATCTGCGGAATTCCAGATAGTGAACCTAGTATTGAAGATGCATATCCAATTGCATTTCCAACAATGCTTCTAGGAGTAATATTAGTATTAATTCCAACAGCTGGGTCTACATTTACTGTAGTTGGCACAGGTCTAGGAGTAAATTGTGATACGAATACCGTTTCTCCCTGAGTACCACCAGGACTTCCAGGGCCTGGTGGGAATTGGCCAAATGCACCAGGCTGTTCCGGACCATATGGATATGTATTATTCATTAATGTCGGATTTGCTGTTGATCCTGATAATGCAGCAAGATCTGGTCCCGCACCTACAACGTTATTAAGAGTCGTAGGAATAAGATCATTACTTGAAGTATAATTAAATGTTGGCTCATTGCCTAAAACTATAGTAGGCGTAAATTGTGCAACACCAACCGTTGGATTAGGAATAAAATCATTACTTGAAGTATAATTAAATGTTAAGTCGGGGCCGATAAATGTATTTGGAAAAAACTGTGAAACACCAACCGTTGGATTAGGAATAAAATCATTACTTGAAGTATAATTAAATGTATAGTATCCACCTAAATCTAATGATTGTGTAAATTGTTGCATTGATGGCAACATGGTATTCGGCGTAATTATGTCATTGGTTGTAACATAATTAAATGTATCAAATTGTCCTAACATTAACGGTTGCGTAAATTGCAATGCCCCGGCAACTGTTGGATTGGTATATACGGTATCTGGAACAATATTATATGTATTGAATTGTCCTAGTGTTAATGGTGTAGTAAATTGAGATAAAGCTGCTGCAGTTGGATTATTATACAATACATCCGGAAGAATATTGTATGGATTATTGAATTGTGCGCCTGCCTGTGTAGTTGGATTGATCATGTTATTATCCGTAATATGAATTTGATAAACCTTGACCAAATACTGGATCTGATTTCAATTCTCTTGTTTGATTGTTAATTGCTGCAACAACGGCGGCCGCAAACTGCATAATATCTCCTCCACTATTTTTATTGCCAAATAAACTAGTACCACCAAGTACTAAATCATTGTTATTGATTGACATCGCACCTTCGGGTCCTAATAACATTCTATTACCTCCGCCAAATGATGCAAAATCGTTCCCGGTGGTGAGGCCGGCGGTACCAACAACAGCTACTGGTATTGGATTTGTTTTAGAAATAGTTTTTCCTCCGCCTAGAACATCTAAAAATGCATTCGCCACAATCCCAGCTAAGCTAGCCAGATCGCTTCCTACTGATAGAGCAACTCCAGCTGCTGAACCAATGTATGCTCCTTTCATTCCGGCGCTTAGCGTACCATCTGCTCCGGTACCTGCGCTAATTCTAGTTCTTCGTTGTGCGCCTGCAATTGATGCGCCAGATTCCCCCGTTTCCTTCAAAATTGCCTGTATCCCACCGGTTGTTAATTTATCTTCAAGTGACTCCAATATCGTCTCAGTACTTCGTTGATCGCCCGCAGTTGCAGCCGCGGCTATAGTTGCAGCATCAGTTGTAAGAGTTTTTAATTCGCTTAATAATGCATCGCCAGTGAGACCAAATAATCTTGCAGCTCCAGGTAAATCTTGAATTGCTTCATATTTTTGCAACATCGTACTCAATGTTGCTTCATCCATACCCAATAACTCAGCCATTTTTTCTCGAGCAAGGAAATTTTCATTCAATGTTTTACCTTCCTTCTGTAATAATTCAAACATAATACTGGCTTGTTTGGATGAATTTTTTTGCATCACTGCCATTCGATATTGATTGGTTAAACTTTCTCCATTATTATCAACCAATCTACGACCTGATAATAATTGATATTCCATTTCTTGGCCAATACTGGTTTCAATGTTTAATAAGTTTTTTCCTGTAGTATGCAATTGTTGCATAGAAATGCCCAATTGTTTAGCTTTAATTACCGATAATTCTAACATTCCTGGCATTTTTCCATACTGCAATTGCAAGTCAGCTGACAAGTTTGCAACATCATCCAAGGTTTCTGATGTTAATTCAATACCACCTAAAGCAGCTTCGATATGATCGGTTATTTTAATGCGTTTACCAATTTCTATGTCTAAATCTTTACCTTGTTTTTGTGTTGCTCTAATTAGTTTATTGGCCGAATCTGCAGATAATCCATAATTGTTTCGCAATAAAGCTGAAGATTTAATTAATTTTTTACCAAAATCTGTTGTTGCTAAATCATTTAAAGTTGCAAATGGGCCAATTAATCCTTTAAGATCTATTGTTAATTGACGCATTGCATCGCCACCTAAGTCAAAATCTTTAGCTAATTTATCTAGTTGATCGCCCAATTCGGCAGCTCGCAGAACGCTTAAATTAAATGATTCTGCCAGGCCTGCATTTCGTCGTTCAAATACATCATACTTTGCTGTAAGCTTGTTAACCTCTTTAAACGCATTTTGAGCTGCACCTACGGTGTAATCTAAACCAAGGCCTTGAGCTGATAATAATGCATCTCCCGTTAATGATGGCATAATTTATTCTTTATAATAAATATTACGATTTAGTTTTTTGTTGTTGTTGTTGTTTAATAGCTTGTTTTTTGTTATCAATGATTTCATTAATTTTTTTAATCCAAAAATTTCGCAAAAAAACAGGCATATTATATACGGTATCCCAGTCCCACCGACCTTCGCCGAACCAAATTATATTGAATATAGTATCGTGTAGTTGTACGCGATATGATGCATCAAAACCAAAAAAGGTCAGATCCAATTGGAAACATAGATTTGAAGGTGCTCCCATCTTCACCTTCAAAATTTATTTCATAATCAATACCCGGTGCATTATCTTTAACATATTCTCGAAATTTCTTTGCATCTCTTGCAAAAAATTCATAACGAATAAAATTATCAATTACAGAACGTTCTCGTATTCCATTAACTTCTGTAATTAAATTAGTAATAGTTTCTGTAACTGTATTATTATCAACCCCAACAGCTGGATATGAAAATTTAATTGTAGTTTCTGTATTTATTTGATATGTAAATTCTCCATTATCATCACTAATCAAATCAAATGGTTTAAATTGAACTTCCGTTAAATTAACAACGCGGTCTAACATTTTTTTAGTTTTCGGATCTTGAATTTTAACTGAATATTCTGGACCATACGCCATAATACGTGCATGTAAAATCAATGCATCTTTATCTACAAGACAAATATCAGAAACATCAATTTCTGTCATAATAATTGATTGCAATAATTTATCAAAAACTACGCCTTCTTGAATATATGATGCATTAGTTAAAATATCTTCATCATATGCAGTCATATACCGCATTTCTAATTGGCCGGCACGTAACGGATGATTTTTAGGATAGATTTTTCCGCCTGATGCTAATTTAACAATAACTGACGGTAATTTACTTTTTTGTTTGGTTTCGTAGTTTTGACGTGCAATGTTTACTAGATCCTGAGATCCTAATCTCGTTGTGACTTTATTGTCCATGTATTCCTTTTTTATAACTGTTTATAAAGGGGGCCGTAGCCCCCATTTGATTTTGTATTAGAAGCTTAAGAATGCCCAATCATAACGTATTGTTATTGAAATTTCTTGAACTGCATCTGAACCCCAATCATAGGTACCAAATTCAGCATCTGTTAAAAATGCACCATTTAATGTCCATTCTTCTACTGTTTCACCAATTGGAGAAAGTTGAGATAATTTGATTTGTTTTTTGTAGAAAGATGAATAACCATCTCGTCCTGTTGATGATTCGTGATGCAAACGAATCCATTCCATTACTGCTTGTGCACCCGATGGAACAATTGGATCATATAGTGTCATTTGTATGGTGCTCCATTCAGATTTTCCTTTAACATATCGTTTAATGTTAATTAAATCTAATGCAACTTCGCCATTACTAATTTGTGGTTTACCAGATGTTTTTACTAGGTATGCCGGAATATCCGGAACAGATAATATAAAATGATGTTGTCTTTTTGGCTCCCACGAAAATGCTCTATCAAATAACTGATCTTGATTAGCAATCGTTAAATTAGGATTCCTATTATCATACAATGCCATGTTCGTATTCCTTCTTTTTTATATAAATATGTTAACCAGTAAAAAAGGTAGAACCGAAATCCTACCTTTTAAAAATAAATTGTTTTTTATTAAAATGCTGCACCCGTTGGTTGAATATTAAAGTCTAATACAATAAATTCAGCCGTTCTAGTTGGTTGCAAGAATATTTGTCCGTACAATATATTTTGATCAATTAAATCTGGTGTATTGTTTTTTTCATCCATAACAACTCGGAATGCATATAAACCTTGTTGTACACGTACCGATTCGATATAT